TATTCATTGTACGATTATACCATCTAATTTGATATGTATCGTAATACCTATGTATAACGATTATTTTAAGATTATAGGAGTATAGCTAATATAAAGGAATAATTATCAATATTTTTCCATAGAACCATAGACCCCCCTAACAGACCCCTATGTCCATAGATTTTATATAATACCCCCTAACTAACTATTAACTAACTAGACAATTGTCGTAATGAATGTGGAATATTATTCGGTTATTGCTATATTCTCGTTAATTGTCGATGGGCATTTACGACTTCTGCCAAGCGATATTATGGGTTATCTAATAAGTTTAGGTCTGCCTAAATCTATTAAAGTAACCTTTTGTTAGGTTAATCGATGGAATAAAAAAATATTATCCCTTAAAGTCGGGGCATTTTAAAGAATCAGTGAAGATATCATTATAATCTAAAAAGTCATCCTCATCGTGTGTATCCTCATTGATACAATAATAAGTCTTTGTGAAGGTATTATATACACAATACTTGCATTCATAACAGCAATTCATTTATTTACACTCCCAAAATATGAAAATAAGAGAGGATCTAAAATTCCCTCTCTAATTCCCATACCTCTTCTTTGGTCATCTTTGTTACTGTCTCTATGTTATCGATGCTCTCTATTTGCCAACCTTCATAGGATATAATGTTATCCTCGTTGGTTGCTTTCTGTGTTGCACTTTCTTTATTATCAGCTTCCACAATAACATATTCAGTTATGGTGCAAACCCTTTCTACTTTGTAGTATGTCATCTTCTTAACTCCCTACTGTGTGTTATGTGCTTTATACTATGTTCTAACTTATATATAAAAGTTATTACATCTTTTATTCGTATTGGAATAATCTGGAACGGTGCGAAAAAGTGTGGGGATCGTTTGCACTACTATATAAAGCCGTTGCTTCTCCAAAATTTATCACGATTTTCAAAAAGGTTCTATGGTTATATGATGCAATGTCCATAGATTAAGTAGTATGAATGCCTAATCTATTACCAAAGACACACAGTATCAAAGTAATATACTAACAAAGGTATTAACTCACCAAGTAAGAAAAGCAAAGTGTAAGGGTTGGAGGAATGCCCTTACATACTAACTAACTTACCACCATATTAATAAACCTTTCCAACTAACATAGTAAGTTTTTTAAATAAGGTAATAGGTTGTTTATATATATTTATAAAGGTGATAATTATAACGTGTAAATTATGTAATGATGAAGATGGATTGAGATATTCGAGAGAGTATATAATGGGGAAGAAGACGGTTAAGCAAATTGCCAATGATTTTGACATGGATGAAGATGAAGTAATGAAACACCTGAATGAACATCAATGGCAGGAATTACAGGTGTCCAATATTAATAACAGAGTTGCGATATTGCCACCCAAGACTGGAAACTATCAGGATGATTTGGACTGGTGTCTTGATATTCTGCGAGACCTAATAGGTGAGATTATGATGGTCAGACAGATGGATGGAAAGGAGATGGAGATTGATAAGATTACCAAACTGATACGTTCCTTGAAAGAGATTATTGAGACAAGGGGGAAGTTTGATGGCAAGTTCAAGGATGACATGGTGATTAAGGTAGAGGCGATGGAAGGGAGATTTGAGAAGTTGGCTAATAAACTGGTGGGTAGCGATTTGTGTCCCACCTGTCAGGATAAGATTATGCGGATTTTAGATGAGATATAACCGACTGGAAGTGGTGGTAATAGACAAGGACTATATGGAATACATCAAGACGGTGATACGGGGGAGGAAGGAACCGGATTGGTGGGTGCGCGAGATATTGGGGGTTGAACTGTTCCCCAAGCAGGAGGAGATATTCAAGGAGTTCTATCTTGGTGGATATAAGGAGTTGGATTGGCTTTCGGGGATGCGATGTAAGCCATATTATAGTAAAGTATTAACAACAGATGGATATAAACCTATCATGAATATAGATATTGGTGATGTTGTATATGGAATAAAAGGATGGTCTATTGTATATGATAAAAAGCATACTGGATTAAAAGAATGTATAAGAGTTCATAGTAACTCTGGAAGTTTTACTGATTGCAGTTTTGAACATAAATTATATACACAAGACGGATGGAAAATGGCAAAGGATTTAACCATCAATGATAAGGTTATGATGTATGATAATGAATATTTATTTTTTGAAGATATAATTGAAATTGCAAATATAGGAATATTAGATACCTATGATATTTGTGTACCTAATGGAGAAAGTTATATCGCAGATGGATTTATGAATCATAACAGTGGAAAATCGGTTCTTTCCAGTATTATCGGGGTGTACGAATATTGGCTACTTGATACTTTAGAGAATCCTGCGGTGGAATATGGACTTATCAAGAACCAGCCATTATTTGTAATGTGTATTGCACCGAGTTCTGCACAGGCAAATGATACCTTGTTTACCAATATGAGCAGTTTTGTGGAAGGATGTGAATGGTTCAGTACATGGAGTGATACCAAGGTTAAGACGGAGGAAGTGGTTAATGACAAGAAACATATTGGAATCAAGATATTATCCAGTCAGGCAAGTACAGGTGTTGGCAGAACCAATAAGTGCGTGATATTTGACGAGATTGCTAGTTTCGAGGATACAACCAGTAAAAGGGGTGCTTGGGAGGTGTACAGTCGAATCCGAAAGAGTACACAGACATTGGGGAGGAACGGGCATGTGGTGGCGATTAGTTCTGCACAGAGACCTAATGACATTATGGTTACCCTATGGAGACAAGGATTGGATAGGGATGATATATTAGCAATCAAGACACCGACATGGGAGGTTAATCCTAACTTTACAAAAGAGGAATTGATGGATGAATATAAGGATGACTATGGAAGTTTCCTACGGGATTACGCTTGTGAACCATCAGGTAATACGGCGATTGCCTTTCCTAACGGCGTGAATTTAAATAAATCTATTGTGAATAAGTTAAAGACATGGACTGAACCCGATGGTAGAATGAGAGTATGTGCGATAGATCCAGCGTTGCGTAACGATGGGTTTGGGATTGCGATTGGATATAAGGATGGGAATGATTTTGTCATCGATGGTGCAACGAGATTTATCAAGAAAACAGGGGAACCATATGTAAAGCCATCGGAGATTAAGGAGTTTCTTGAAAGGGTGGTGAATACATACGGTATAACCCATCTAATCCATGATACTTGGATGTTTCCAGAGATTATAGAGATGATGGAGAACAAGTATGGGGTTACATGTATAAAGCATATTGTTGGATTTGAGGATTATAAGCGATGGTGGGAGATGCAGGATGGCAAGTTGGAAGGGACTTTAAATATCACCTATGATAGGGTGCTGGAAAGAGAGGCGAGTAATGTGTTTGTAAAGGATGGAAAACGACCAACAGTAGACCACCCATCCAACGGAACAAAGGATATTGCAGATTGTGTATGTAACATATTATGGTTATTAACCAACGATGAATATTATGGGATAACAGGGAAACAACCGATATATTTCTATAATGTATTTTAATAGTATGGGGTGATTATGAATGTTAGAAGGATTGAAACGATTTATGTTTGGTAGAACACCAAGTACGGTGGAACAACAGAAGATTAATGATACAAGAAGTTTGACGAATGAGCTGGTAACCGCTATTCTCGATGAATCAAAGTTCTGGGATATGGGTAGGCATGATGTCTATAATGAGATTTATTTGAGGGATAGCGAAGTAGGTGGTGCGATTGACAAGATTAGCACCTTTATGGGACAATGTTATGGGGGATTTAATGTCTTTAAGAAGGAGGGTGATTATCAGAAGATGATTGATAAAGCAAATGAGATTGGTAGGAATATTGATATTTCGGGGATGCTGGAATCAATCGGTGAGACGGTTCTAATCAATGGGGAGTTTATAGCTGTATCCGAAGATGATGGTAGAGCGTTCACGATATTACCTAACAAGTATGTAACCATTCATCAGGACAGGTATCAGATTGGTGCAGGGGTAAGTGATACACTCATCACTGATAACCGCTATTATGTCTATAAGGAGGGGGAAGAGGATCAGAAAATCTTTGATAGAAAGGATATTATACATATTAAGTATAAAGACACCCCCATCTTTATGAAGGATAACAAGGGGAATGAGACATTTGGCATATACTCGATAAGTCCACTGGATAGATGCAAGATGCCGGTATGGTGGAAGAGGCAGTGTATGTGTATCGATGTGATGTGGAGATGGAGAAATGTTCCAAGAGAGCATCATACGATTAAGACGGAAATGTTTGATTATTCATTATATGAGGGAAGTCCAAGTCAGAAGAGGACAGCTGCAATGAACGATGCACAATCTTATGCAGCATCACATGCGAATCAGGTTAAGAACCAGACACCGGATAATGGCTATATTACAACAGATATTATTGATATTGGATATGTCGAACCAAGAAGTTCCAACTATATGGATACGAATAATCTGTTTAATCAATTAAACGATGAGATATTTACGAGTTTGAACATTACGAGCAGTCAGGTTAATGGTAAAGAGGGAAGTTCATACGCCAATGAAGTTATGATGGGGAATTATTTATCCACCAAGATTATGGCGACTACAGAAAAGATTAAGCAGTTTATCCTATCCATTGTTAAGAAAAGATTGGAGGATATTGGCTTCAATGATGTGGATAATCTTGATATGCCATTGGAACTTAACATTGCAACATCAAGACTTGATACATTTAGGATGGCAACCATGATGGGTGCATTGGAAGCATTTACTACCAATGAGATTAGGAACTTTGTTGGATTTGAGGATGTTGAAGATGGAGACATTATCCATAGGAAGGAAACGAATAATGGGGATAGTATAGGGCAACTTACCGAGAATGCAATGAGAGGGGATAGTGCGCCGGAAACTCCCAATTCTGATGTGCAGCATAGTAGGGATGAGGGCGAACTCTCCTATAAGGATTATTAGGGTGATGATGGTGCTGGGAATCAAGGCATTGGCAAAGTTGCAGTATATTATACGGGAGGAATATAAGACTGCAACAGAGGAGGATAAGCCAGTTTTAGAGGAAATCTACAACGATATAATCAATGATTTAATAGCTCATGGTCTGGAACCAAGTACTAATCTATAAAAACCTTTATAAATAAGGTAATATGTTAGTTAGTTAATAGGAGTGATTGTAAGTGAGTGAGTTACTAAAATTTGGTAATGATGTAAAATGGAAGTCTAATGATGTTTTGGAGGTGTCCGGTATAATCTGTAAGACCGGAACATTCACCGATATGACAGGAAAGACCGCCACCTTTACAGAGGATTCAATCAAACGCCTATATGATAATATTGATGACAATATCAATCTATATCTTCTCCACAAAGACAGCAAGATACCCATTGGGTTCTCCCCGAAGTTTCGGGTAAGTGATGATGGACAGGAATTGGAATATCAAGGTTTTGTTTATGATACCAGTTCCTATCCTGAACTTATGAAGTATGGGTGTGACTGCATTTCACCGGAGTTGGATGTAGAGGTTGAGGATGATGTGATTGTTGGAGGGCGAATCACTGCTCTTGCCTTTGTTCCCAATCCTGGGATAGAGGGTACGCAGAGCAGGATTGTTCCAATGGCATTTAGTAAGAAGGAGGAGATTACTATGGAGGAAGAGACTAAATCAGAGGGAATGGAAACCAAGAAGGATAATACATTCCCCTATATTATTGAGAAGAATACTGTAGAGACTAAAGATAATCCTGAACATTTGAAGAAGATTCAGGAACTGGAAGAGAAACTAAAGTCCTATCAGGGAATCGATGAGAAGTATAATAATGTTATGAATGAACGCTTGGAGAAAGCCAAGAAAGAGGTTATTGATGCTGGTTATAAGGATATTGACACGCTCATTGAGGGACTTCCCTATGAGAAGGCAATGGAACTTATGAATAAATTGAAGGAAACCAAGATAATGAAAGAGGATGTACGAAAGCCGACATATGAAACGAAGGTTCCAAAACCTGAAAGTGCGGATTCGGTTAAGAATAAGATTCTTGAAAAGTACAGACTTTACAATTATGAATATAAAGATGGAGAAATAATTAATAAAAGAACAGGAAAGTGATTATTATGGGTGGAAAAGTAAATAGTTCAGATGTAATGGCATACACTTGCACGAGTGCTGTGCCATATGAAGGTATGGTTGTTGCCCTTGATTCAACCGAAGGGTATGTGGATCTGTGTGGGGCGAGCGATCACCCCGTAGGTTATACCTTTGGTACGACTGTGAATCCAGCAACAGGTTCTGCTGAAGCAGCGAAGAGGGTTGGTATCGCATCATTCAAGAATGGAGATAGGGTGGAACTGTACTTCTCTGATTCAAATGCTGCGATTGCAATAGGCGATCCAATCTGTTGTGTTGGTTCTGGTCTCTGTGATAAGCGAGATGGAACTACGAATACCGGAGATATTATCGGATGGGCAGAAGAGGCACTTGCCGAGAATACCGGTGGGTTCTCACGTGTTAAAATCGCACTCATACACTATGTTGAAGTAGGTGCTGAATAGAGGTGATATGAATGGTGTTCTATAAATTTGCAAGTGGAAGTACGGTATCTACTGGTGACATCCTTGATAGGGATGTACTAAGGGATTACATCTATAAACGGGCAGATGAACGGCTTGTTGGTACGGAGGCTGTAGAAATACGACCAATAGATGATATTGCGGTAAGGATGGATCTTCCTACAGAAACTAAAATCGATCCAGAGAATGTAGCAGAGGGTGCGGTTGCTAATGAGACGAAGCTTGACTTCTTCCAAGTCAATGCACTACTTGACAAGTGGCAACAGCGTGTTCTCATTACCGATGAGACAAAGGTAAGACAGGGTGTTGGACAGGAACAGGTTGCACTTACACTTGACCGGTATGCGAATGGACTAGCATATAAGAAGGACTATGAGATATTCTCTGAACTTGGCACATACGCTGGACAGACTGAAGCAGCGACTGATACTTGGGATGCAGGTTCAGCTGCAGATATTCCAGGCGATGTAGCTGATGCTTATGGTAAGCTGCTTAAAAATACTACAATAAGTATGGCTGAAATACCAGATGTTAAGCTGTTCTATCCAGTTGCACTGTTTGGTAGGTTGGCGAATAACAGCGATATGGGAAATCTCACGGTTACCCTGAAGAATTGGATTGAGACAGAGTTTAACCTAACACTCTTCCCGACACCTATGCTGACCACGACTGCACTGCTTGTGCTGAAGTCACCGGAAACAGCAATCCACTATGTCTATGATGGTACGGATGTTCCTACTACAGAGACATATCGTGAACCTGGTAAGGGTGATGGAACGATTGTAACGCAGTATTACAAGACCAAGGTTGTTCCTAACAGTTCATCGGACAGCACGAACAACAGGATTGTAAAGATTACTGGTGTGGATGCTTAACGCATCCTTCCTTTAATCGTGGGGGTTTGAGGGTATGACCATATCATTACCCTCTCTCGTTCCTTTAGTTCGGGATAATTTAAGTGATGTTCCAGAGGAGTTATTGAACAATGTAGTGATAACATCCCAGCTTAAAAGAGCGGAGAGTTATATAGGACAGATATGCGAAACAGATGGTGATGAAACATATCTGAAATATACATATGTAGCACTTGCTACCTACTATTCTTACTTGTCTTATACTAGTTTGGTTGAACGCCGTATGGGTACTATGCCGGAGTTTTCCAGCATTAAGTTGAATGAGCTTAAGGCAACTGCGTTAGCATTTATCAAGCCGATAGCATCCTATGATGTTAAGGATGACCTATCTGTAGATGAAGGTTCTGGTAAGATTGCCAAGCCATTTGTATCTTATACTACCTATACTATATTATCGGAGAATGATTATTGATGATTGTCCGTAAACAGATAACATATAAGCAACTTGATGCATTAAAGTTGGTTGGTGGTGAGTATAAGAATACAGGATTGCCAAGTAGACATTTTAAGACATTCTCCGACCATGTTAAAAGACATTGGAGTACAAAATCCCATGTATATTATGGGGTTAGGGAAAGAAAAGGGTTACATACAAGCGGTCAGTTTGCAAACTCTTGTGTACTTCGCAAACATGGAAAGTATATTGTGATATCAATGAAGAATATCTATTCGTATGGAAGCAAGAAACGAACGGTAGAGTATGGACAGTATTTGAGACGGAATGTTGGTGCTAGTAAAGGTAGATATTTTACATTCTTGCCTAATGGTAAATTCTTTGATAGACGGGTTAGAACTGGAGTTCATAAAGGGATACCTAATGCATATCGATGGCAGTGGTTCATTGGGGATGTAAAGAACGAAAGCAAAAGGTATTTAAAGGAATTAATACCAAATACGTTTGTTATGGATGTTAGAAGGAGGGTTAGTTAATGAGTGTGGTTGATGACTTTGTTAGTGTGTTAAAAGGTATGGGATATAGGACACATACCATGAGACAGCCCGTTATGAAGGATTGCAAGGATGTCATTATTGATATTACGGATGCTAACATTGAGATTGAATCTGTATCATCCTATCGTATGCGGTATGATATTGGATTGCTGTTTATGTGTTATGGTAGTGATGAATATTATAATCTGATTAATGACATAATCGAGAATGTCTATAAGAATTTGAATGATGTCAAGTTTAAGTGGAAGGATATAAGCACAGAGATGAATAATGAAGGTTATTTGGTTACATTTATAGGTGAGTATACAGAGGTGATTTACGTTGGTTAGATATTTATATGCTGGAAAGGAAACGAGTTATGGTGGTGGTGGTACTACTGCCGGAATTAGGGTTACTTCAATCAATGAGAGTATTGATAGGGGTGTGTATGTTGAAGAGGATGTAAGTAGTTATATCGGTAGTGCTGGATATGGTGGTGCATTGAAACTATCTGGGGATGCTGAAGGAAGTTTAAGACCATTGCAGATGGATTGCATTATGGAAGCATTGCTTGGAACCAAAACCACCAATGTTTCTGGGGATTATGAGTATACGCTTGGATATCCTGGTTCTGTACAGATTGATATTGGGGAGAGCAATCCATCTATATCAAGGGAAACTGATTATGTAGGGTGCGTTATCAAGTCAGGAACATTCTCATTTGAACCATCGGAAGCTGCAAAGTTCAGTTTTGATTGGATAGCATCTGATTATTCAGATACTACATATGCTGCACCAACATATACCACAGAGGATCCTGTAATGTTCTGGTCTGCAAGTATATCATTGGGTGGTACGCCAAGTACAACAGTGAAGTCTTTATCGCTTGAAATTAATCGTAATGTCAATGAGGATGCATTTGTTGTAGGTTCATTCAATTATCCAAGGGTAACACTTGGTGGTATGACGGAGATAACGGCATCTGTGGAATTTGCGGAAGCGGAATACAGTGAGATGAAGAGGGGTATGTATGGTGCGACTGGAAGTACATCGGTTCCAGCGACTAACGATATTGGAAGTGCTGCACTGACAATAACCTGTACAGATACTGGTGGAAACGCTGCTATGGATATATCTGCACCATTGACATTATATACCAATCCATCGATAGGAATAACAGGAATGGATGAAGCAACACATTCAATGGAGTTCAAGGTGGTTGAAACTGCAGCATCACCATTTAAGATAACGACTTATACATAATATTGGAGGGATTATATGAAGATTAAGACAGGAAATGGAATATATGAAGTAATGAAACCGATAGGAAGGATTGGTGCAAAGCATTTTGCCATTCTGACATCCTACATTCCAAAAGTGGATACTATGGAAGATGGCAATATGGATTCTGTAATGCAGGAAAAGATGGGGGTGGCATTTCTTAAATGGGCGGAGGAGGTACTTCCACATATTATTATCAATACACCATTTGGAAAGAAGTATGATGATATTCCAGGACAAGATCAGTTTGCAATATTCCTAGCTATTGTCGAGGATATGGGAAAGACAAGTGATGGGGAGTTTTTTCAGGTCATTGAATGAGAAGACGTACTTACCCATTGCATCTATGGCAAAGGATTATGGAATCAGACCATCAGCAATATTTGAATGGAATGAACCTGATGACTGGATGGAACGGTTGAGTTTTGACTTGTATGTTAAATCTGTACTTGATGAAAGGGAATATAAGGAACATAAGAAAGCGATGAGGAAAAGTAGGTGATTAGATGGAAGATGTTATTTCATATAGATTGATTTTAAAAGGTATGGAAGTCATCGGAAATGCACGAAGGGAACTTGAACAGTTGCCTAATTCCCTTGCTTCATCAAGACGGATAACAGGACAGTTATTGACTGGTAATCAAGCATTGTATGGTAATGAGACACAGAACTTTCTGAAGAATACCAACAATAAGACGAGAAGTATATTAAAATATGCTGGTGGAATGAACAGGTTTGGAAAGTCAATGTCAAATTGGGGGAGGAATATTGGAAAGGCATCACGACAGATGACGATGTTAGCAATGTCCTCCCTTGGTATGTTCTTCTCGATGTTTACCCTTATCGGTACATTACAGCAGTTATTCAATATGGTAATTAATCCTTTAAAGGATTTAAGTAGTGCGGTAGAAAACGTTGCATTAGCGGAAGCATTTGCTGGTGAATTGGGACTTGACTTGAACAGCATCATTGGTGATACCGGTGATTTTGTTGGTGGAGAGATAGTTCCTGCTTGGGTGAAGTTACAAGCAATCATGGCAGTTGTGCAGGTTATGTTCCTGAAGGTTGCCACGCAATTATTGAACAATGAAGAATTTATGAGCAGTCTTATGGGAACATTGCAGAAGTTTATTGATGCTGTCGGTGACGGTTCGATGGAGAAAGCATTTGATTCTATCGGTGGTTCCTTCTTTGAACTGATTGGTGGGATTATTGAAGGATTGCCATACTTTGCGGCATTGCTTGATGCGATTAAGTCATACTTAAAGTATCTTGGATTCTTTGCACTGTTAGCAGTGATACTGATGCCAGTGCTATCGTTCCTTAATCTTATGCTCTCTGGACTTGCTGCGGTATTTACCATTGCAGGTGCAGCGATTAGTACAACTGCTACTATAATAACTGCTGGTGGTGTTGGTGCAAGTCTTGGATTGTTACCAATATTATTAGTTCTTGCTGGTGTGATAGGAATGGTTGCTATTGTTGCCATTGGTGCTGCTAAAAGTTTTGGTATATGGGATGATATGGTTAATATATTGGTGGATACATTAGATAACCTTATTGACAGATTAAAAAATTCAGATTCATTTATTGTTAAAATAATGGGATATGGATTAGATGCAATGGAAAAGTTATTTCTTGATCCTAGGTATCCATCACTATTGAGTCCTATGGGACAATTAATAAAGATGGATTTATGGGGTGACGAATATCTATCTGCGAAGATGAATAATGAAGGACTATCATCACCGTTTAATAGTAATACAACCAATTATAATAACATCACCATGAATGTTGCGAAGGATACTGATTTGGAAAAGTTGAATGATTGGTTGAGGGAACAGCTTAATCTTGGATGGATAGGGAGTATTTAATATGACAAGTGTAACAATAACGGATGAGGGTAGTAATACGTTTACTATCACAAATATATATGATATTACATATGAAATGACAGCGAAGAATAAATACTATCCCATTCCATCTGGAAATCATATTACTGTGCATCTAGGAACAGAGGGTGCAAAGGTTACATTCAGTGGATATATCAATACATCGGCTTCTTGGACATCGTTAAATAATATAGACTTGCATGACAAGATTACAGTATCCTCCTCCGATTTAACAGATATACCAGCATCATCTGTATGGCGGATAGACAAGAAGAGGACTAAACGCTCAAAAGGATTTGTAAACCAATGGGTAGTATCTATTGAGATGACACGGGATTATTCATAATGGAGGAATGTGAATGGCTTGGGTAGTTAGTAATGGAACAACACCATATGATTTTATTGATTATACTATTGTGAATAAATATAGTGGGTTGAACAGTTGTAAAGTTACATCGGCAGAGGATATGAGTGTAGGTGATGAAGTATCCGTTAAGTTAGATAGTGATACTATATTTAAAGGAATCATTACAGCGATCACTAATGATAAGGATGGAATCATAAAGACATATGACATCTATGAGACTGCTGTAGAACTAAAGAATATGCTTGTTGATGATAGTGGAAGTTTTGATATTAAGATAAGTTCTGATAGTGTGAATAATATTGTTGATTTGATATTGGGAAGTTCAGGATGGTCAAGAGCAAGTGGCAGTTCTGATACAAGCACGATAGATAATGTAAACTTTTTCTATGCCAATAAATTCGATGCATTGATGGAAGTATTATCCAACCAACTTGGTTATAATGTAATGTTTGACAGTTCCACGAAGGAGGTTATATTCAATGATGTCCGTAATGATTATACATCAGAGGGGAATGTTGATGTAATCTCACAATATACCGATAGCAATAATTATAATTTCAATTATGACCATATATATGTGATTGGTGCTACAAGGGATTTGGTTGGAGAATATGGTGCTGGGAGCATAGTCAAGGTTGTATCTGCACCAAAGGCGACAACACAGGATGAGGTTGACAGGATAGCGGAAGCGGTGTATAATAAGTATTATAACAATGCCGATAATCTTAAAGTAGTGCTTGATCCTTTCAGTAACAAGTATATGGAAGGGGATAAGATTAAGGTCAATGGAACCGATTATGTTGTTTATGATGCGCAGAAGGATTTGAGTGGGGTGGTGCTTTCATTATCAAGGGAGAATTTGACAGCGTTCAATGAGTTACTATCGGGTTTGTCAACCTCATTCAATGGGGTGTTTAGCGGTGTGGATAATGCATGGACTGGCGGTTATCAGAATATTGACAGTACCCATGATGTAACGTACAAGTTGAACATTGCAGATAAAGCAAAGTTTGGAAGTTTCAATCTTTACACAACATTAAGCAAGTATCGAAGTGGAACATATTTTGATTCAAGCAAGGTTGGTATTGATGTTGATGGGTTGAATATACCAGCAGATACAAGGATAGGTGCTGTATATGGTGAGGCATCACCTTATTCTGGGATTACAACATTGCAGAGAACTAATAGTTCATATACATGGAATCTTGGAAATGGAGGAACAGCACCAGATGTGACACCACCAGGATGGACATCTGGATTTTCTAATATGTTTTGTACCATCTCTGGATATGTTGAATCTGGATATGTTACAACAAGTACATATGGAAAGTGTATGGTTGCTTGTGCTATATATGCAAAATTTGATGATGACAGTTCTTATAGTATGCGTGGGATACGAAGTATTGTAGTTGATACATCAAGTACTACACCACAATTATCATATTTTACATTTACATTTCCACTACCTGGTAGTGAATCAGATGGTAATTATTTATATGCATATTTTACAATTACACAAAGAAGTACAAGTGCGTTAGCAAGTGGTGATGAATATGCAATATTACATATAACTGGTGTGGAATATAATGTATATGGTAGACATACCCACGATGCAGAATCAACACAGAATATTAACTATTATGAGAACCAGTCTATCTATGAGGAGAGTACATATCCTTCTGGAACGATTACAGTAAAGGTCAATGGAACAACGGTGGATACATTTACTGGTGGGAGTGGTATGACTGTGGATAACGGGGATATACTATCAAATCTTGTTAATGGGGAGAATACTATTACTGTTAATTGTAGTAGTGGGAAAGGTTCAGTTAATGTGTTTGGTAAGTATCTTAATTATGGAGTTTGATAATTAGTTATTTAAAGATGGTAATATAAAGGTGATTATATGAAAGATGTGATGACACATAACTCGGTTTATTCGATTTATAAATATTATGGAAGAGAGAAAGAACTGGCAACGATGCTACATAATGGAATGGATGTATTGGATGCAATGCCAGATGCTATAGAGGAATTTGGTACGAATGTATTATTGGATGTCGGCATCAATGAATTGCTGGATATTCTGATAGGGGATAGTGCCAATGTCTTTGATAATGCTAATACAACCATCGGGGTTGGTGATGACGATACGGTTGCAGATTCCAGTCAGACTGACCTGATAGGATCCAATACAAAGTATAACTCTATGGATAGTGGATATCCAAGTGTAGCTGGAACTACGGTTACATTTAGAGCAACCTTCGCTGATGATGATGCGAACTTTGATTGGAATGAATTTGTAATCAAACAGAGTGTATCGGGAATCTGCTTGAACCGCAAGGTGGATGATAAGGGAACCAAGACATCGGGAGATATATGGGTGGCACAGATTGCCATTACATTGACATAGGGGTGGAATAAATGAGTGCTGGTGATGTTTATGCTGGAATATTGGTGTTTTCAGGTAGTGATGATAATCTTATTCAACCTGATGTTGGCGATGAAGTTACTATCCATAATCTGTGGTATAATGGAGAGTTCGAGATTATCATAACTGATGGATCCAATGAAGTTACGATACAGACTGTATCAGGAACCGATGGTATCACCTATATTCCAATACATATTACGAACAGTTATTATATTAAGGTTACCGAGACAGGGGGAACATCCGGTCTCTTTGGATATGATGGTATAAAGACGAAGGACTGATATAATGGTTAAGAAGAGTGAGAGTAGGTTGGAGATTCGGGATGAACTGATTACCGATGATATTAGAAATTCCAGTGATAACCAGATATTCGATGGAACAAATATAACGACTAATATAGGTACAGTCGATGGTGTGGATGTTGCGGAGTTGAAGGACATCTCTGATTATGCAGATAGTCCGATGGTTGTAAGTGGTGGCGAGATTACAGAGGGAACCAATGCTGGAACATTCAAGGTAGCTGCACTAACCGCTCTTCTTCGTACATCGAATAGTTCCATTGGGGAACTTGATTATGTAACATTGGCAGAACAGGACAATCAAAGTATTACATTGGCTGATACATTATATTATGTGGTATTGAATTATAATGGTGGAAGTCCATCGATTACATTAGGAACATCATCACCATATAGTGCGGATAAGAGGAACATTCCGATAGGACAGGTAATGAAGGATAGTTCTGATAATGTACATTATATATCAGGTGGGTTCCGTTTTCAGGATGGAATACAGAAATTGCATAGTAGAGCAAAGACATTAAGGAACTTGGAACTGTCTTATGGAAGTACGATTGCATATAGTGGAACCAATAATTTTACAATGACCGATGGTATTCTATATGGTGGAATTAATCGATTTGCATTAAGTTCCTATGATAGTGCTGTAACTGCATTTACTTATATATACTCCGATGGTGCTGGTGGATGGACAGAGGTTAGTTCCAATACTATTGATTATAATCATTATGATGATGGTGATGGGGTACTCGGTACTATTGGGGTTGGAAGATACTCTTGTCATTGGGTGTATAGACATGCTGATGATGGTCATGTATATGTTGTATATGGTGTAGGGAATTATAAATTGGCAGAGGCGGAAGTTGCACCAGAACCGAGTAAACCGGATTATATTACCAACTTTGGAACATTGATTGGTTGTATCATTGCACCACAGACAGGGGGTAGTTTTACCGAGGTGCAGATGGTAACCGATACGTTCTTTACTGGTACTGCTGTTGCTACCCATAATGACTTGGGTGGATTACAAGGTGGAAATATCAATGAATATTACCATTTGACACAGGATGATTATAATCTGATTAATGCAATTACAGTTAGTGCGACTGAAATCAATTATCTTACTGGATTAACCGAGAACTTGACAACTACATTAGCTGGTAAGGTTAATGATAGTGGGGATACTATGACGGGAGACCTCACTATGAACGGTGGGGATATTGTACTTGGTACGCAGAGTGTTGGGTATAACAATACAGGGGGACTGACGTTTGATTCCAATAATGATGGTGCGTTATCAGGAGATTTGTCATTTGAAGGCAATTCCAATTTTACCCTTTTCAACGATTCTGGCACACACAAACTGCAATTTGACACGAACGACTGGATAGGGTTCACGACTGCGACAGATGTGTTGTACGGATATATCGGAGGAATCAAATCACTGCAAATCGGTGGGGTTTCTGTTGATTACTGCAATTTTGCAGGGATATATGCAGGGAGTTTCAATACTGGAATTTCTTCAAATGGTTTTGGACATAATTCACTCTATAATAATACTGGACTTTATTCAAATGGTTTTGGACATGCTTCACTCTATAATAATACTGGAAATTCTTCGAATGGTTTTGGATATGCTTCACTCTATAATAATACTGGAATTTCTTCAAATGGTTTTGGATATGCTTCACTCCGATATAATACTGGTTCATATTCAAATGGTTTTGGGCATGCTTCACTCTATAATAATACTGGAATTTCTTCAAATGGATTTGGATATTATTCACTCTATAATAATTCTGGACTTTATTCAAATGGTTTTGGACATAGTTCACTCTATAATAATACTGGAAATTCTTCGAATGGTTTTGGATATGCTTCACTCCGATATAATACTGGAAATTCTTCGAATGGTTTTGGATATTATTCACTCCTATATAATGAGGGAAATTATAATACAGCAATAGGGCACGAAGCATTCAACACATTCAACGAGGATTCCGGGAATGCCTTAACAGTCGAGAGTGTTGACCATGCAAATAATCGTGTCACCATCACAGGACATGGTCTTGGCGTAGCAGGGACAATACGACTATTCAAGGCAAGTACGACTGGTGCGCTTCCGACGGGTCTAAATACTAACCCACACCAATGGAAGGTAATCGATGCAAACACGCTCGAATGTGTGACTGACAGTTTCACTGATGCCGGTACTGGAACACACACCCTGACACCCCAATTCATCTACACAAACAGCACGGCAATAGGATACAAAGCAGAGCCGACAGCGAGCAATCAGGTGATGCTCGGAGATTCTAATGTTACAGAGGTCAAGAGTGCTGGTAAGGGGAGTTTTTCTGGCGCAGACCTCAACGACAATCCGCTTCAGAACCTAAAACGTTACAGGCAGTTGACAGAGCCGTCGCTATCGGCGAGCGGCGATATGGCTATATGGTCTGACAGCGACGACGACAGCGTATATCTGCTATACAAGGATGCGGATGCCGGGCAGGTCAAGATAGCGATAAATTTAGGGATGCCTACTGAACTTGATGATTTTATAGATGTGACCATTACCACACCATCAAACGGTGATATTCTATACTATGTTACTGATAAATTTATCAATGGTTCCCTTGCTGATGCTGGTATAGCAAGTGCAACCCATGACCACTCTGGAGTTTATTTGGAATCTATGGGTGCATTGAATGATTTAAGTGATGTGAATGCTGATAGTCCAAGTGACAACCAAGTATTATCTTGGGATGCATCCTCTTCCAAATGGATTGCTGAAACTGTGGGTGCTGGTGTCACTAATATCGGGGATTTAACTGATGTTACTATGGCAGTTGACCTTGCCGATAATGATTTATTAGTTTATGTCACCGACCACTGGGAGAATCAGACTTTAGCCGAAGCTGGTTTGGCAAGTGCTACTCACAACCATGATTCCGATTATGCAGACATATCCCATGACCATGATTTGACATATTCTGCTATAACCCATGACCATTCTGGTGTATATCTAGAATCTATGGGAACATTGGATGATTTGTCAAATACCAATTTGGTAAGTGTATCAGATAATGATTTACTGCAATATGATACCTCATCTTCTAAATGGATAAATATATCCATTGGTGACGCTGGTATCGCAACAACTGGTGACCTGCATAATGCGGTTACAATAGGCACTGCAAATGGATTATCAATATCAGCACAAGAGTTATCTCTGGCATTGGCAAGTACAAGTACAACGGGTGCATTAAGTAATACTGATTGGAACACTTTCAATGGAAAGCAGGATGCACTAACCTTTGGCATTGCTAATACAAACACAGTTGTTATTGATGATGCTGATGCCGCAGAGAATGATTATTGTAAATTGACAACCACTGGTATTGTGGGAAGGAGTTACAGTGAAGTTAAGACTGACCTATCACTTAACAATGTAGAGAATACAGCGATTAGTTCTTGGAGTGGAAGTAGCAATATTGTTACAGTGGGAACCCTAACCTCTGGTAATGTTGATGCGGCAGTAACCGATGCGAGTACAAGCGCAAAGGGTAAGGTGGAACTTGCTATTGCTAGTGAGGTTGATACGGGTACATCTACAAGTTTGGCAGTTACACCCGATGCATTGGCAGGGAGTAATCTTGGAAAGAGAACTGTTCAGATTGCAGTTACTGCACCCGATATATCATTAACTACTGGTGATGGAAAATCATATTTTGTAATTCCACCAGAATTAAATGGAATGAATTTAGTAGATGCGGATGCAGCAGTTATAACATCATCAAGTTCTGGACTTCCCGAGATTGATATATATAATGTAACAGATTCACATGATATGCTATCAACTAATATTACTATCGATGTGGGGGAATATACAAGTTATACTGCAACAACTGCACCTGTAATTAACACATCATATGATGATGTTGCAACTGGTGATATTATAAGGATAGATGTAGATACTGCTGGTACAGATACAACCGGATTGATAGTTATATTATCTTTCCAATTACCATAGGTGGTGATATATATTGCAAATATTTCTATAAAAAATGATACAACCCAATATTATAAATCATTATTTGGTCAAAATGTGACATATTCAACCGCAAGAACTGTATACGTTGGTGCAACTATAAGTGATGCTAATATTGGACAACGGTATATATCAAATACATATTATGTGTATCGTAGTTTATTATCATTTAATTTATCATATTTGAGTGGTACTATTTCAAATGCAACATTAAAATTTACAGGAAGTATAGATTTTTCTACAACTGATTTTAACATTTTGTTAGTAGAATATACTGAAGATGAAATTGATAATAATACAACATGCTTCAATGCTTATGGTAGTACTACATTTGGTTCTATAAATAGTTCTAGTTATAGTGATACAAAAGATAATATGACTATTACACTAAATGCTAATGGTATAACATATATGAATAATTGTATTGGTGATAAATGCTTGTTTATGTTAGTATCTGATAGAGATATCAATGAAACTCAACCAACAGGAAATGAATTTATAAAAATGTATGCAAATAATAATGATACATATAGCCCAAGAATAGATATAACATATACTGGAAATATTATATATAAACCAACAACTATAATGATGTGATAATAATGACATTAGAAAACGATAGGGAAATACTTGAAGAGAAGAAACGAGAGATATATAAAACACAGATACAACCGATAGAGGATGCCATACAAGAGATTAATAGAAGGATTAATGAGAGCAAGACCAAAGTTACTCTTGATGGTGTTGATATTGAACAGATTAAGTCCAAATATAAGGAGGTTGACATTGTTGAAAAACTTATCAAATAAGGAATTACAGAGTGCCTATCTAAAAGCAGTCGATGATAAGGGAAGTATAGCCAAGGATAGAAAGGAACGGATGGAGAAATTAGAGGATGAATATAACGATAGTAATACATTGATTGATGTTAGAATCAAGGAGATTGAAACTGAAATTAATAATCGGGTAAAATCATCCACTATGACCATTGAAGAAGCGAAAGCAACCTATGGGGAGATATGATTTATTGGGTGGGAAACTGGGGTGGATATTGGTATGTTATAAGGTGTTTGGCATACCATTATATCTTTTCCTTACTATCAATATGGCTAGTGTGCTTATCGACCTCGACCATCTCATATGGGGAACAAGAGAGTGGCACATTCAGGTATATATCCTATCTACTATTTATATCATCCTGTTCCTTGTTCTTTCATTGTCTCGCAGACTTTCTTAATCTTGGATTCTAACCACCGATAAGTTTATATAATAGATAATTTATTAGTTAATTAATTAAGGAGGGATATTATGGACTTTGAAAAGCGAATAGAGGAATTAAAGGAAACCAATGAAAAGATTAAGGCAACCATTGAAAAGTATGCACAAGAGATTAAGCAGATGGAGAATGTGTATATATCTAATCTTGGCAGGATTGAAGAACTTAATAATATTATAAAGGATGGAGATGAAAAGAATGAGTGAGGATTGTAAAGAATGTGGGGGTTCATATTACCCACGACATAGACTGTTTGACAGACTGGTTGAATCATATATCAACAGTGATGTTGAACCAAGCAGGGAAGAAAAGATTGATGCACTGATGAGTGTTGATGTTGGGGATACTACATATCTTGCGATGTGTGAAGCAGGATTATATATCATTCCAGAGGGAACCGAAACTGTGGAGTTCTTTGCAAATGGTGATGATGTAGGATTTAAAGAGTATCCAGTATTCTTTGGCAAGATGCTGGAATGTACCGGCAAGTGTGATAATTATACCTATGATGTGGATATTAGAGGGATTAAGGAAGGAACATACATTGATGCACTTACATTGGCATTTCTAACATTTGATAAGAATGTTCCCAAGGATACCAAGAAACAGAACTTCTATTGGAAGAATCACTTAACTATCTCCTATGTACAAGATAAGATTGACTTCTATTATGATGAAGGGGTTGAAGCGATTGCTTATCCACGAAAGACATCGATTATCCGATATATTAAAGATGGGAAAATCAAGATGATGGATACGAGTTTGCCAGAATATATCGATGAGGATGATGAGCAAACCGCATATTATCAGGATGTTATCTCAAATAAACTTGATGAGGAAGAGGTTAAGGATACTGCGGAGAACTTTGCCGAGATTGCTGAAGATAAGGGATATGAGAAGAAAGGCATATTAGAACTTCTATTATCTGCTATATCCAGAATATTCAAGAAGAAATCCGTTTAAGTGGGTGCTATCCTTTGCAATGTTCAGTATTGATTAGTGATACACATAATGGGAAATTGACTGATACATATAATAGTGAGGTATTAAAGGATAAGTTTGATGGATTGTATAAGCAGATAAAGGATACGACACGAACCTATAAGGATATTGATGATATTCATGTTGTACTATTGGGGGATATTATAGATGGGGAAGGCATCTATCCCACACAATCCTATGAATGTGAATATGATGTTGATACTTCAGAGGATAGTTCCATTGCAATCTTTCGAGATTTTTATGATAGGTTAGGTAATGAGTATAATCATATATACACACATGCCGTCTATGGCAATCATGGAAGGACTGGTAAATATAACAGTCCAACTAACAATTATGATTTGAAGTTTTACAAACGATTGGGTGATAACTACCATAAGGATAATTCCTATATATTTGATATTAAACAGAAATGGTATGGTTACTATTCCATCTATGACCACAATATCCTAATACATCATGGCAATAAGATTAAGATGTATCAGAATATTCCCTTGTACGGTATCATCAATAAGCATATGCGATGGATGCTTGGTGGCATATCGGAAACATACAGTGCAATGTTTGTCGGACACTTCCACAGCTTACATGCAATGGAATGGAATGGGGTGATGATACAGCTTAATGGTACTCCTGTAACTAGTGATCCATTCTGCGAGGAATTAGGATTGGTCAGTTCCAATAAGTTCTGTCTGATTACCCACACATCAGATAGTGTAATCAATAGCATCCATTACTTGAATATGTAGAAAGGTATATAAATATGTTAGTATGTAGATTAGTTAGGTGATTAGTATGGAAGAATGGTTACCATATGTTACGGTTATACTTGGCATTATCACATCATATTATTACTTGAAGGTGAGGAATATCATTAAGACAATTCGGGAACTCCATGAATGTCTTGGGGTGATATTATCCGCCTATGATGATGATGGACAGTTTGATGAAGAGGAGTTGAAATGCATCTATAAGGAACTGAACGATGTGGTTAATGTATCTGGAATAATCAAGATTATAATGACATTCAAGGGGAGGTAATACCATCTTTACCTCCTTCTCTTTTTTCGTAGACAATGACGGTATCCTTGATGAATGGGGGATGCAAGGTAATTGTAGGAATGATAACTTTGGGTTTAGACGTTATGGTGCCTTGTACAAATATATTACTGATAATTTTGTAGGTGTTGATACTGCCACATTGAAGATTGCTTATATCAAGAATATTTATGAGGATGTTACTGGGATAGAATCTCAATGTAAGATTGATAAGACATTCTTGATTCTTGATTCTTTCATTGGAACAGATAGTGTAACAAAGGATGAACTTCACATATTGGTGGGAGAGTACACCATAGGTAATTGCAATCATCCAGAAATTGCTTTATCCAATATCTATGATGTGGTTATAAAATTATATAGGGGTGCTGAATAATGGTATATGGTGAAACAGACTGCTTTAGGCAAGGAGAAACATTGGTGGTATCGATTACCACAAAAGATATAGATACTGATACTGCCACCGATGTTGATAATGTTTATTTTAAGCTCATTGATGACAGTGGAACTTCTGTAATGGATTATGTGGAATGTACAAGGACTGGAACGGGTACATATCGTGGAACATATACGATAGATAGTAATCAAACCGAAGGAACCTATAAGGTCTATGTTAAAATATCAGATGCAACCGATGGAATAGACTATGAGGAATTTGAAATACTTATTAATACGGGTTATTGATTGGTGGTTTAATATGGACAATAATGAGATTTATATTCTGATGAAGGAGGGGTTCGATAAGATAGATAAACGGTTTGATAGATGTAATAGTGAGATGGGGATGTTGAATAGTCAGTCCATCGAGCATAATACCAAGCTGGAGATTATTGGAGATAGAGTAACCAACATCGAGAAGGATGTTAAAGCATTGACAGAACGACAGACCATTACAAATGGTAAAATCAATCATCTGGAAAAGAAAGAGGAGAGAGGGTATAAGGAAAAGAGGGAAGGAATAGGATATAAATGGATGATAGTTACAACCGTTATATCCGTTACATTAGCATATATCATTCAACATATCTAATATCTCTTCATTATATCCCTGAATTTGATAATATGTGCCTTCAAATCAAAGGAATGATTGATTGACTTTATCTGTTCTATTATATCATATCCATTCTCGATGATAGCATCCTCATCATAACGCCATAATATTATAATCTCATTCAATCGGCGCATAAGTCTGGTTGACTTATTTATAATCTTCGTCTCTTCCAATTCTTCCTTTAACCGTATAATATCCTTTTCATTCTGTACGATGGTATCTTTCAGATACATCAGATAGCTTTCCTTTCGACTATACTCTCCCTTTAGATTATCAGTGTCCGTTTCCAACCGTTTAATCTGGGTAGCAAGTGCAACCTCATCTGTATACTCGTTGCCAATCTGCTCTAACACATCATTGACAAGTTTGGAGATATTAATTCCTTCCTCCCGTAACATCTCCTTTGTTGCAACATCCACAGTGAGATGTAATGATTCTTTCGCCATATTAAACCACCACTATCTTATTCTTATTCATCTTAACCATCTCATATTTCAACATATCCCCCACCTTATCGTGCACCTGTTGTGTATTCCATCCTATACGGACACATTCACGAACCAACTCCCTCTTGGTTATACTCCCTCCATTAATCTTGATGATTTGAAGTATTTGGTTATAATCAATATCCATCGCTTCATCACGCCATTCCTTCTCACGTTCCAGAATAAGCCGTAACTCCTTATCCCCATATTCGATGTCTATCCTCGATGAACATCCATACTTGGTTAGATTATAACCCAGTATCAATCTATCGAATAAGGGTGCTTCAAAGGATGCCAATCCTAGATTTCTATAATATTCAATAATATCATCTGGAAATACTATCCTCTTGATGCATTCCATATCATTATTGAACTGCTTGATTTTCTCCCTTAATATATTCCTCATGGAAACATCACACTTGATATTCCTATTATGATGCATCGCTTCCATAAGATTATCATTATCTACTGATGTAGGGAGGAAATTGAGGAAGGTTAAACGTCTCCCTAACCCTGATCTCGCATCTATCCTTGCAGGTTGCACACCTGCCCACAGTGTCATGTCTGTATGATACTCCAACTTTCCAGAACCCAACCGCTTATTCACATCACCACTATCTAGTACATTCAACAGTTGGGTATCCATCTGACTGTTATAACTAACCTTCATTCCATTGGTGATTGCGCTGAACTCATCGATTATACAAAAGCCCTTCTCGTATGTTTGTGCTGCCCCCTCGGTAGTATGGACAATGCCATCACCCAGATCTTTCAATGTACCCACAAACCCAGCCTCTGTCATACTTGCCTCATAGTTCATTATAAATCCAGTATCCCCCATGATGGAATGATTATCACCACCCATTGTACCCATGTAAAATGATTTCATTCCACCTGGTGGGGCGATGAAGAGAAGATGTAGTCGCATATTTGGTATCCTCTTACTCTCCCAATAAACATGGTTATGCTGATTATATATGTTAAATCCGTGCATCGCATAGGACATGATATAGTATGGGGCATAGATTTTATGTAAGTACACATTCCTATCTTTCAGTTCATCCATTATTTCATCATATATCATTATGCCACCTTTCTATTCTGTCATTGGCAAGTTTAAAATATTCTTCATCAAGTTCAAATCCAACATACCTCCTATTCGTTTCAAGACAAGCGATTGCAGTTGTACCAGAACCTATACAGAAATCCAATACCAAATCATTTTCATTGGTATATGTCTTGATTAGATATTTAAATAGTTCTACCGGTTTCTGTGTTGGATGTAATGATTTATTATTTTTATTATTTATATTAATAATACTTTTTGGATATCGTTTCCCATCTTTGTTATTATGAATATGTCCACATTTCACATCTCTACCATTCCATACAACATCATTTATTTTTCCACGACTATATGGTTTACCATCTTCCATTTGTGGATTATAACATCGTCTTTCTTTTTTATTATAGGTTATAGGAAATGAACCAAATACACAAATATCCTCATGTATTTTTAGTGGTTGATAATTTGCATGAACAAAATTACCACCTCTGTTTTTATTCCAAATCCATGAATATTTAAAATTGTGTATATTACTATGTATCAACTCACTTGTAAAAGGTTGATTACCAAATATAACAACAGCACTATCATCCTTTATAATCCTATTAATCTGTTCCCACATAGGTTCAAACGGAATTACATTATCCCATCTACATGCGGTGGTTCCATAAGGAGGATCAACCAATACCATATCAATACTCTTATCATCCAACATCTTCATTCCTTCGATACAATCCATATTATAAATCATTATGTCCATCTCCTAACATGTATAACCGCATAACATATCCTTTATCTTATTATACTTCTTATTACCAATACCTTTAACTGACCGAATAACTTTCTCATCTGCATTCGCAATACCTAACACACTTCCACACTTACTAACTAACTGTCTATATTGGTGTATATTAATTCCAAGATATTTTGCCATTAGACTGTCGGTATCTACTCTCTTCGGCACCCGATAATCCCCTTCATTAATCTTCTCCATAATTTTAACCATCGATAGCATCGCATTCATGTCATCATCAAACCAGAAGACGATGATGTTTTCTCTACATAACACACTCGCAATGTATCCATATATAATATCAACATTAACCCCAACATCCATATCATTCATATTATATACATAATCCTGTATATTCCCTGTTATCATTATAATGATTAGTTTATCAGAGTGGGTGGTCATACGGGCAAGTTGAGTGTCTAAACGCCCAGTCATTATCGAACTGTACAGGTCTGCTACAGTCTTTCGTTCAATAAGAACATTTCCACACATGTAATCCCCCTCTGATAATGCCTTTAACTTAAAGGTATGGTTAGTAAACACCCCCTTTAAAAAGTTATAATTATTCTTCGGTTCCCTTGTATCTACTATTATCTCTATATTATCATCTCCTATTATTATATTCCTCAATCTCTTTATTAATCTGTTGCAGTTTACTAATCTCATTCGTACTTCTGCCAAATGCAAAGTTGGATGTGATTATATTATATGCAACTTTTACATCATGGATGATATTGCACCCACTACAATCCCAGATGTCATCTTTCAAGTATTCACCTAACTTTTCATTCTTGCATGGATAGAATGGACAATAACAGAGAGAGCAGTCAAATTCTCCCTGTATAGTATGGCATGGATAATATTGGCAGGGCATTACGAACACCCTGACCATCCACAGTTCTTGCAAGTACCCTTGGAACATCCTTCACCAAAGTTCAACCGTTCCCCACATTCAGGACAGATATTTACTATCTCCTCTGTTCCTCCACTATATTGTTCAAGGAATCTACCGATAATGAATGCACAAGATTTACCCTCACTCTTCTTGGATGACATCGCCGTTGCACATTTGACGGTTTTAAGTTGTTTTACAATCTCACTAGTATCTATATTATGTCGTTTACACAGAGATATCAATCTTCCTATTGCCTCATTGTTCGCCTCGCAACCTCCCGATGAGTGCAAGAAACATTCATAAGGTTCACCATTGCCGTTTATAGTGGCGTATATATTACCACAACCGCTTCTACCCTTGAAGGTTATCCCTCTCAATGTCCTTGGTCGTTCATTACTATCGTTAGTCTCCTTTGATAGTCCCTCAATCTTTCGACTACCATTCCTATATACAGTAATCGACTTGCAACCGGATTGCCACGCTTCAATAAACGCATTGGATACATCAGATTCTGTGGCATCATTGGGTAAATTTATCGTCTTGGATATAGATGAATCAATGTTCTTCTGCCATACTGATTGCATCTCGATATGATCTCTCCAACTTATCTCATTCGCTGTTATCATAACATCCTTATATTTCTTTGGAATGGAATGATGTGGTTTTCCAGTCCGTTCCATATATTCGATAACCTCATCCCTATTCAATCCATTCTCGGTGATTATATATTCAAGTATTGGTTCCACGATATATATTGAACCACTCTTGTCAATATCATTCCATACGGTCTTCTTATAGACAAAGGAGAAGATGGGTTCGATGGAACTGGAAGTCTCTGCGATTAATGATGTAGCACCGGTAGGAGCAATCGTATTTACTGTAACATTTCTTCGATTCGGTAACCCATCCTGCCACCATCCATAATAGCCCTTTTCCTCTCCCAACAATTCAGATGCTTTAATACTCTCCTCATGCAATACATTGGATAGTTCCCTTGCAAACTCCAAACTCTCATCACTTCCATATCGGATGTTCATCAATATTAAGGCATGAGAGAAGCCCAACACCCCCAATCCAATCCTTCTCGTATTCTTATTCATCGATTCAATCTCATCAAGAGGATACTTATTCACATCGATGACATTATCAAGGAAGCGGATACAATCTGGAATGATATCTTTAAATCCCTTCCAATCAAATATTCCATTGTGTACGAATTTAGATAGATTGATATGTCCTAGATTACAACTTTCATAGGGAAGTAGAGGAATCTCTCCACAATTTGCTGTTATAATTCCATTGAAACACCCCGAATGATTCTTTGGTTCATTAAAACAATATACTGGAATTTTCTCACTATATGTTTTTATTTCTATATCTACAATCTTTGGATAATGCGATGTTTCTCGTTTACCAATGATAGAATCAATATCAACTCGTTCACATACCAATCCTAACTCTTTCAATTTATTCACATACCATTTATTGATAATCAATCTATATGATGGTACACAATAATATTTTTTCATTCCACCTTTTCCATCAGGCATATCCTTTATATTCTCATCGTGTTCATTGCATATATTAGAATATACCCCCAATGATGTAAGCATTAATTGGATATCTTTAAGGAATTGCATATCAACAGATGATATAGATATACCATTATTATCACCATTAATACATCCATCGGAATCTATTATACCAGCTAACCAATCTAATCTACTTTTAACAGTATATCGTTCTGTTGGAACAAATGATTTAAACCAATCATATGGAACACAAAATGTCTTTGTTGTTTTCCCCATTCTTTCCATACAACATTCTTTCGGTGGATATACCATAATATGATTTGTATCATCATAATTTGAATGGTAGCCATCACCACAGAAGAATCCATATGTATACGCATTTGATAATTCATATAATCCTTCTATAACAGGATAATTGAATTTACAAAGTTTATCATCTATCAATAATTCTTTT